ATAGCCTGCTGTGCTAATGCAATCTTGTAATCCTTGTTAGGGTCACTAGATGATGATAACTGATTAATAAGTGTCTGATACTCGCCAACAGTCTTAAATCTGCCTGTAATGGAATTAGCAAAATACTGTAAATCTTTCTCTCGCTGTTCCTGTTCCCACTTTCTCTGATTCTCCATTTGTGTCAGATATGCGGTGTTCAGTTTGTTCTGAAATTCCTCATCATAACTCGTCAGCTTGTTAGCATAGTTATTATTAATATCATTAATTGCGGTGTTCCTATTAGCCTCATTAGTTGCTATGTTGTTTCCGTAATTAGTCTTTAGTCTGATTAATGACGATTCAGCCGCTCCACCATTTACACCTAGTGCATTAAGGCTTTCAGGCAACTGTCTTGATTGCTGCATGTACTTGATGTAGTTCTGCTTTGCCGTATTATCGTAATTAGCATTGCTCTTGTTTGTGTCATTAGTCTTGTTGGTTTCAAGCTGTTTCACAAATTGGTCTCTCAAATTGCCTTGCTGTTTCGCATACTGATTGTAAATCTCTGCATAAGGTGAGCCACCGTCCATGAATGAATGAGTATTTGCTCCCCCTACTGCTACACTTGACATGTTTATTCCCCCTTTCTACTCTGCTTCCCAACCTAGCGTCTCAAACTTACTTAACACTTGTGGCGATATTTCCATTGAGGAAAAGTCACCGTCAACGTGTTTCGCTAGGTTGTTTAGTTTTTCGGCAATCCTTTCAGGTAGTGCGTCAAACACTTTCTTGTTCTGTAAAGCTGTTCCAGATAGTGTGGTGTCTGCCGCTGCCACATGGAGAGCCGCAATCTCCGCAGGTGAAATTGTATAATCTGCCTTTGGTATACTTGCCATTGTTTCCCCCTTTTTACCTCTTGGCTAAATCACCTATGATGTATGACTTAACAACATTAGTTATTCCAAAAGGTTCAGCTTTGTTATTCTCTAGTATTATTTGTAGTCGCTTGTACTTCTTAATCTTTTTCTTCATGAAAAAGTCGGCTGTTGCTGTGTTGCCATTAAACGTAAACCGTGAAAAATCAATACGTTCAAAAGACATCATATCCGCTGTGAATTCGCCCACATACTGCCTTTCGTCACCGTTTTTTACGAGTGTTAGTCTGCAACCAGTCTTGTAATGTGGTACTAATGTTACAAAAGAACCTTTCTTTTGTAGTGTTTTCATCTTTGACGGATAGCCGTCATCATCAAAAGCCGAGCACCACATTGCACATACAGGGTCTCCTACCCATGTTCCGTTTTCTAGTTTTGCGTTATCTAAATACCTTGCTGTTTCGGATAAATCCTCGTTCCATGTGTAGGTGTGGGTCTCGTCAGCGAAATACATTCTATCGTCAATTACAAACATGGATTGTATGTTAGGTATATTCTCAAAGAAATACCCCTCATAACTGCGGTCACTTCGCCTATCCGTTGATTTGTGCCTACTATCTAGGACATACATTCGTGAATTTATGGCTACATAGAAATATTCTCGCCATGCACAACCAACAGCATTTTCAAGGTGTTCCTCTCTGCACAATGCACGATTAATTCGTGCGGAACGATTGACTGCGTATTTCTCACTCTGCCAATTCGTCATTATGCCAAATAGTCCGTCTCTTGATAGAAATGTTGGCTCGTCATTGACTACCCCTATACACTTCTGTGATACCGCCCCAACTCCTGCATTAGAAGCCTTAACACTATACTGCGTTACGTTGTTATCCTTAATCTCACTTGCTAGGAATATCGTATTTCTACCGTTATCCTTTGTGATAATTGCTAGATATGAACTAGAACGTGTATAGCACATGATGTTATTATCAACATCAAAATAGTTAAGGTCAGGAATACTGAACGGATTATCAACATCTGAATAATGTGTCCTCGACTCAACAGCTATGAATAGCCTTGAATTAAAGTAGATTATCGTTCTTGAATTAAGTATTTCGACTAGTGTCTTGTTGTAATACCCTCTATTCGTGCCGTCTATCTGCTCTGTCGAAAATGGTGCAAACGTAATCCTTACGTTAGGCTCTCCGCTTACTAATGGCTTACTTGGTGCTGTTGTAAAAGATACCTTGTTGTCTACAACACGGAAATTATCAGTTCCTTTTCCGTCAAGTGTTTTACCAACAATGCTTTGTGGTGAACTAGTGCCTACATTAACAACTTTCCACTTTCCCTCACTATCTAGCACCTCTGCTTTTACATAGCTACCCACCTTGTCATAGTTCGGAATTTTATAGTCTTTCGTTTCTCCGTCACCTAGATATGTAACAGTTTGATAGATACTAGCTAGGTTCTTACTATCAAGTGCCGTACCGCCCAGTCCGTTAGGTTGTAACGATATAACTGTACTAGGGATAATCTTGTCATTGATTGGTTCGCTCTCGCCAACCTTACCTTTTGACATCATTTTTTCCCCAGTTCCTGCAATCAAAACCTCGTTTGTCACGGTGTCATATCTCACAATCGCATTTTGGGATAGTATGTAAATGTATTTCTGATAGCTAAAAGCCTTATTCACCTTTCCAAACTTTCCGTCAATAGTCTTGATGTGTGTTTCATCGAGAACGTGGTTATTCCCCATTTCTAGGTGATTTATTACGATAGAGGATAGATTGCTCGATACTCCGTATTTCTCCCCTCTAACACTCAATATGGCGTCATATCGGATACCTACAACTCTATATCCGTCACGTTTAATCGGATTGCCGCCTAAATCAGAAATCATATTAACCATTTTCGGTGAGCGTCTGCCGTCAACCTCTGTATGGTCACGCAAATAGTCCACACCTAATAGTTCACGATATTGTGCTTGCCTAACACTTGGCTGTGATGGTACGTTTAGCTTTCCCATTAACCTATACCCCCAACTATCTTGGCTTTCTTGACTAACTTTGCACTCTGGATAATCTGTGTCTTTAAATCATCGTACTCGTTCCAGTAAATTGTAGCCTTTGTTAAATCATCATCTAGCCACAAATAATGTGCTGCTAGTATTCCAACAAGTGGCTCTGTTATTTCAGGAACATTTATCTTTGTATCGTCCTCAACATCTATCGTTAACGGCTTAAATTTAGGCAGTACCCACGTTGCCTTGCCGTTCTCGTCTTTACCTTGATACCCCCACTTACCATTTAGATAATCTTCAATCTGTGGAACAACTACCGTGTGGATAATGCGAACCGCTCTATTCGTTGAATTTACAGCTATTCGCTTGTATTCAGAATATGTATCATCTTCTTCAAACCCTAAATCAATCAACTCGTCTTTAAGGTCTTTCCATGTCATACTCACTAAACTTGTTCCCCTTTCTTAAAAATTAAGGGCAAGGTTTTACCCTCGCCCTATTGCTCACTCTATGGTAGGTGAATAACTGCTACATCAACGGCTGCATTGGACTTTCCAACGAGATACCCCTTATTCTCGCCTGATACGGTCTTGAAATAACTTGAATCTACAACGAGTGTTCTTACCTCTCCTGTAGTCATTGCGAAACTAATCCCAGTTCCTACACCGCCTAGTGCATTGCCTACTGGAATTGTCACCGTTGGTGTTCCTGCGGTTGCCCTGAACAGAATTACTGTCTTGAAGTCCTTACCCTTTAGGTCAAGTGCGAAATCTCCGCTTACGGACTTAAACGTTACCTTTGCAGCGTCATTAATTGATGTAACTGCCTTTTCTACTTTTGTTGCCATTATATTTTCTCCCTTTCTACTCTAGTTACTTCCAACAGTTAAGTACGCTTTATGCGTACTTAACATTGAGGTTGTAAAACTCCTTTGGTCTAATTAGCTTTGTACCAAATATGATAAAGCCCTTAACTGCGTCGCTGAATGAGTTTTCAGGTCTATAAGGCTCTACATGTGGCTTGCTCTGTGCTAGTGCAATCGCTCTCTGTGTCTTAACCTGAATAAGTTCGTTTCCGTTCTTATCCTTTGCCACGTTGTTAGACATTCTGATAATGCAGTTGTTGTACATCGACATCTTGCCGTTCTTTAGTTCCTCGCTGTTGTTAGTGTCTAGCTTTACATAAGCCTTTCTGAACAACGTATAGAACTTTGGTGATACAGTCGCTGTAATGGTTGTGCTTGGTGATACATCGGCTAAGTATAGCTGCTCTAGTGCATTATCTAGTAGGTCAAGCACGTTGTCCTTTGTTACTAGAGTTAGTGCGGACTTCTGTGCCTGATTATCTAGTGATAGGTTTGCGACAACTCTATCAATCTCGTTAGAGCAAACCTCTGTTGACTCCTGATTGAGTGCGGACATTACATCTGCTCCCTGTGCCTTGTCAATATCGTCTACCTTGTAGTTAAAAGTAGCGACATTGTTTGCAACTAGAGTTACAGATGTATCCTCAACTGTTTCTGCTCCGTTTAGCACAACATCTCCGTTTGCTGTGTCAAACAGTGTTACTGTTGGCTTGCCAACTCCCTGAATACGAACACTGTCTCCTGCGTTCTTAATCTCGCCCTCAAACTTCTGATTTGTGTCTGCGGCAAATACGCAAAGTCTCTCGTTCTCTCTCTGAATTTCCTTGCTCCAAATAGTAGCTTTAAAGTTATTGTAAGACATAATAAAAACTTTCCTTTCTCTTATTGAATACACATACACTTAATATCAAAAACACACTATTTTAGCCTTTTATAGTCTCGCTAGTGACTTTTTAACCTTTTCCCAATTAGCGTCCATTTCCTCATCAGTTAGGTTATCTAGTTCCTCTGATGTGTAGTATTCTCTCTCTGTCTTGTTGTCAGCGATTTTTCCTACTCCATCAGGTGCGTGAACCTTTTCCCTTGCTTCCATCTGCTGTGTAGCATAATATGCCTGCTTTGCTGTTAAGCCTGCACCTATGAAGTTGGCAAAGGTTTCGCCTAGTTCCTCTAACGATTTAATGGTTGGGTCAATTTCCTGAACATCACGCAAGCCTTGTGCTATCAGTTGGTCTATTTCAAGGTTCATCTTTTCTTCTTCTGCAAGCCTCACCTTTTCTCGTAAGTCATCGAGTTCCTTATCCCTATCGTAATCAGCCTTTACATCGTCATACTCTCGTTCCTCGCTGTATGCTTGTGCCCTTAAAGCCAATTCTTCGGGTGTTTCTCCGTCAAAGTACCTACTTAATGCGTCTTGCAAAATCTGTACATCGTGCTCCAAACCCTCGTTTTTTCTTCGCATTTCTGCGAATGCAGCGTCACTTTCAGTTCTTCTGCTGTTTTCAGATTGGTCTGTGCCCTCTGTCTGCGTTCCCTCGTCAATAGTTTCTGCCTGCTCGTTCTGTTCTACGTTGTCCTGTGGTTCAGCGACTTCCACATTTTCTCCGCTTTCAACTTCTGTTGATGGTTCAGCGACTTCCATCGTTTCTGCGCTTGTTGTCATGTTGTCTTCCAACGTTCTTTCTCCCTTGCTAAATGAATTGGTATTAACTTACTGTGGCTTTTTCTGCTTCGCTCTTTTTCTTCTTGCGTTGCATGAGCAAGCCTTGCTCTTTTATATACTCATCAAGTTCACGTTTAGCTTTCCTATCGTCGCTTTCTTGTTTACTTGCTTGAGCCTTTCCTTGTTTAGGGTTATCTTCCCAACCACATATATTTTTGAGGGCGTGCATTGTTGCGTTCGGAACGTACTTTTTAAGCATTGCTCCCTCGATTAATGTGTCTGCAATCATCGCTTTCATCTTTGCTTCCGCATGAGAGTGTAAGGCAAAATACCTCATTACCTCTCGTCTTGGCTGTCCTAGAAAATCAGCGAATCTTGACTTTGTTGGTAGTGTCTTATACTCGTTGTCCTCAACCTCTTTGAGGAACTGTTCAAACAACCCTAAAACCTCGTCCTCTGTATGTTTCTCTAGTTCTAGTTTTGCCATTTCCCTTACCCTTTATTTCTGTGCTAGTTGCGACTGAATATCTTGATAGCTTGGTGCGTTGCCACCGCCAACATCGTTGTTTATTTCCTCACTTGGCACGTTGTTATCAATCGGCTGTTCAGCACCTTGTTCTGCCAACATCTGCTGTTGCTGTGCCATTTCCTGTTTCTGCTGTTTTTCAGCTTCTTGTCTAGCTTGCAAAATCTCTTGTAGCCTTTTCTTATCAATTGTTGCGTGTTCAGGATATAGCCTTACAAACTCGTCAAACGTAATTTTGTTATTGTTGAAGAGGTTTGTTACTTCCTGCTGCTCTGCAACTCTCGATAGTGTTGTATTCTCTGATACATCTATCCTTACTGTTGGCTCTATCTTCTGTAGTTCCTCTGCTTTTACCTCGACTTGTTCAAACTTGACACCGTCAGGATAAAAAGTTTTCCATAAGTCAAAGTACAAGAGTGCAACATTCTCGACAAATTCCTTGAACATATCAGCTTGCTCGTTGAGTGTTACTTGCTGTTGGTCACGAACGGTTGTTGCCGCAGTTCCTGATACTCTCGATAACTCGATGTTACCTAGTGCCGTATCACTCGCTCCTGCAAGGTCTTTTGTTGTGTTCAGTAGTTCATCAGATAGCTGTTTTGCGTCAGAGGCTTGCGACTGCGGTGCTAGATATGAAATCATAGTGTCTATAGCCTTTGAGTTACCGCCATTAACTTCGATTGTTGCTCCCACCTTGTCTAAATCTTCAGGATTAGCAACCGCTGTTCTGTCTACCGCCATTCGTGGAAATGCTGTCTGCTTAACGCTCTCACTTCTTCTAGCAAGCATTTTGTTAAGTTCAAGCTGATTTGCCACTATCTCTGATACTTCTGATACACCTCTAGCACTGTTTGGTACTTCTTCCCATACCATTGGCACAATCGGATATAGCGATAAGCCTATACCGTGATATGCTCCGTTCTTCATCTGCTGAATAGGATGCAGAGGTTCATACACAACCGTTCTTGTTGCTCTTGCCACATGGATAACTCCGTCCTTGCGTTCTAGGTACACAAGCGATGTAATCTTATTACCCACCTCGTCTTTATTCAGCAACGTATCGTTTGTATCTCCGTCCTCTCGCAGTAAGGAAACTTCGCTTTCAGGCAATCCATTGTCTTTCGCTCTAGCCTTTACTGTTTCAACTCCTAGTCTTTCTTCAATGATGATGTATGGCTGTTCTTGTAGCTCTGATATATTCTCGTCACCAAACAAAATCTGCGTATTATTCAGTATTTGTGGTTTCTTTCTTGTGTCACCACCGTACCAAAATACGTATGAATCACCTTGAATAGCCGCAGCCTTTAAGGCTTTTCGTGATATTCTGCCCATGCTCGACTTTTCCCATGAAATATCGAATAATTTGCCAATATTTGAACATACATCAGCATAATCACCGGTTACATCGCTAAATATTGCCGTTACATCACGTTGTGATATAGAGTGAACCTTGTATTTCACTACTTGCTTGACAAAGTTCTGTATTGGCTTATCTTCTAACCCTGCTGAACCTTTTACAGCTTCCCATTGTTTGCCTATATAAAAGTTCCAATTTCGCTCTGAATCAGATAGTATGCTCTTTTTCTGCATGTACGATTTTGTCTTTTCGTACTTCTGCCATATTTGAGTAGTAAAATCTGTATCGTTCTTTTTATTAAAAATACCCATTTATTCCCCTTTTAAGCTAACGTTATCTATCTGATCCATCTTTCTCTGGTATTCCGTCTTTTTAGGCTTCCTGCGTCCAAATAACAGCTTTCTAGGTGCGTTTATGTTGTACCCTATAACGAAAAATACGATTGACATTATCGGAATTAACATGCAAGAAATTATTAGTGCTATTTCTATCATTACTCCCCCTTATATCGGTCTTATCTTTCCCTTGCCGCCTTTATTCTCATAGTACGCAGGAAACATAAGCTCCATTACGGACTTCTTTTTAACGGCTTTCTTCTCTCCACTCTGATAGATAAGTCTATTTAGTGCTTGTGACATACTATCCACTTGGTCATCGTGTGCTGCGTTAGGAAAACTTGAGCACTCATCGACAAAGTCATTAGTGAACCTCTTATTTCTAGGTAGATACACGTTCCCACTCTCGATTGCTCCTAGTATCGCTTGTACTCTCGACATCTTACTGCCGTTAGGCTCTACAGGAATAATTCCAAAGAGTTCGTGTCTTAACATCGTGATAATCGCACTACCATTAGCCTTATCCTCTATAAGTGTTGTCATACATTTAGGGTACATCGCCCTTAATCTACGTATCTCAACTATCGTAGATGGGAAATTTAGCCTTTTCTTGACTGCGTCTATCAGATATAGGCTCGCTCCAACCTTGCCCCACACTTGGATTGCCACAAAGTCGGACTGCTCTGTATCTTTAAATGTTGCGTCTACACTCATTACCCAATCAGCTATTTCAGGTAACTCATCATAGTATTGCCACCAATCTCGCTCTATTACGTTACCCTCTTTGGCGGTAGGTCTGCCTTGATATAGTGCGTTCCATGCCATCGAACCGCTCTCCGATAACATCGTCGCTTTTGTTCCCTCTAGCCACACCTTGTCTTTTCCAATATCAGGACAAAGAGAATCGCCAATCGCTCTACGCAGTAAATCGTTCTCGTCCTCACATTCGCACGGAAATCTCAAATACTTGATGTTATCTTCTTCATCTAGCAATCGCCCTGCTAAATCGTCCTCGTGCCAACGTGTCATTATCAATATTACCTTGCTGTGTGGTGCTAATCTCGTTCTAAAGGTTGTTAGCCACTCATCATATATAAGGTCTCGCCTTGCTTTTGAATTAGCTTCTGCTCTGTTCTTGATAGGGTCGTCTATTATCAGTAAATTCGCCCTCTGTCCTGTTACTGATGTGCCAACTCCTGCTGATAACATACCGCCGCTATGGTTCGCCAACTCAAATTCTTGCGTTTTACTAGCCTCTTTCGATATCTCGATACCAAATATCTCTTTGCCATATTCAACTATTTTTCGCTTGTTTCTTCTACCAAACCTGATTGCAAAGTCCTTGTTATACGATATTTCGATAACTCTATGTTCAGGGTTCTTGCCGAGATACCAACTAGGTAGTGTCTCCGTTATTGTTTGGCTCTTGCCATGTTGCGGCGGTGTATGTATGACTAATATCTCATATGGTGCGTCTGTCTTTCTCTCTATAAAGTTCTGTACATACTTGCACAAAAACCCATGAAATCGGCTCTTTATCCATGCTCCGTTATGTACATACTTTACATACTCTGCGTAATCTCTCCGCAGTACACCTCTATATATTTCAGCTTCATTCATGTATTCCCTCTTTTATTTTTTTTATATTTTTTTCTGCCCACTTATTTTCTCATTCACACACGTTTTGGGGTCATACACCCCATGTTTTCAAGTGGTTTTCAAAATGTAGATGTACTGTATATATATATATACGAATAAGAGACAAGGCTTGGGGTGGAACGGGTCGCACCTTGAATACCCCCTACCATTTCAGCGGCTTTATTGTTGGTTTAAACAAATAATATTAATGTGGTCTCGCCCAATAATGAGGGGG